TTTCAACCTGTATTCTATCGGTAACTCTGGTTCCGGTTCAGGTTTTTTACCAAAAGAGCCTAATCTTTCTTCTAACTCAGCTATGCGCTTGTCGTACTCTGCTTCTTTTGCTCTAATTTCTTTTTCTCTTCTGCTCAAAGCAGCAAACTTACGTGAAAAATCATCGCTTTTTTCAGGTTCTCTAGCTTCTTCTAATGACTGTTCAACTTCCTCAGACGCATCTAAGTCAGATTCTTGGTTCATTACAACATCATTTAGATGCTCATGTGTGTTCTCCATTTTGGCTCCTTTAGCTTTTTGGGTGGTACCCGATCTACTGATCTACTATTGTATTCTTATTATATTTTATTCTATAACCTGTTGGTCATCTACTGCTTGTTCACTTAGGTCTATGGCTCCAGATTCTAGTAAACCTTGCTCTTGTGGAATATTTTCAGCTACTTCTGCTGCTGCTGTAGCTGCTCCTTGTGCTGCTAATTCTTGTGTAAGTTCTTGTGGTCCTGGTACCTCTGCTCTAGCTCTTTCTAAAAGATTCTGACAGTCTTCCATAAACTGTCTTAGAAGCTCTAGTCTATCGTCTGGAGCACCTTGGACTTTGTATAATAAGTAAGCCTGTTGTGTTTTTCTTAGGCAGTTTTCAAGATTCTGATATGGTTCAGGAGGAAAGTATTCACCTTCATCCATCATCTTTTCTATAATTCTTTCTAAGTTTTTGGAATCAGCATTTAGTAAGTTCATTGTGGACTCTAAGTCTGGAAAGTCTAGTAAACTTAAGGCATCTTCTTTATCTATGAAACCAGCAGCCAATAGGTCTTGAACGTCTGCTAGTCTGGCAGCAGGAGTGTTAGATAAGGCAGAGGTAGGAAATACCTGCATCATGTACTTATCTTTATCCATGTCTACATCTTTCCAACTAATACTTTCTACAAACTTACCATCTTTAGCTTTTACTTTAAACTCACCTTCTGCAAGGTATAAATCTCTAGCCATGTCTATCATAATCTCAGCAGCATCCATAAAAGTTTTTTCATATCGTTTAGCCACTGACATAAATCTTTCAGTCTCTAGATCGTTGAACTCTCTCAGGGCTTTGCCTGAGTCTAGACCAGCAGGTTTTAAGGATTGAGCAGCTAGTTGAGAGATACCTGATATTTCATAAGCTCTTTGGTATAGACGATCTAGGTGAGAGAATAATTCACCTGGGATACCACCAAGAGGAGCATATTGAGGAGGAGTTCCTGCATACTTAATGATGCCACCTATACGATTGTTAAGGTGAGACGATACAATCTTAGAACTAGCTTCTACTAATAATTTAGGAACACTGACAAGGTGCATTGATACTTGTATTGTTCTTAGTATTTTATTAATCTCTAATTGAATACCTTGTAGCTGTTCAGCTAAACCTTGACCAAAGAAGCCAACAGGTCTGTCACCCCATCTAAAAAACACAAATGGGAAATAATCTTTATCATACTGTTCTTCAAAAAGAGTAGCACTAGAGATACAAATAGTATGTTTACCGTCTTTTGCTTTTGGTCCAGACTTTAAGTGCCAAGACTCTACAACTTTTATCATGTCTTTATATGTAGACGATTGATAGTCTTGAAAACTGTTATCGTCTGTGTTCATCGCTTGATCTATTTGTAAATCAAAACCTGGGAAGGTTTCTTTTAAAACTGACTTTTGAACATACTTAACTTGGTGAATTTGTCTTGGTTTAGCATAGAAAGATTCTACATCATCTATCTTTATCTCTTCAATCATTACTCTTTCTGTTTTTATTTGACCGTCTTCGATAAAAATTTTAAGACAGCCTGTGCCAAAAATACAAGCATCTTGAAATGCCATAGTAGCTTTTTCATAAAAATCAGTGTGAGCGTAAATACCTTCTACAAATTTTGTAAGTTTTTTAGCTTTAGTCTGTAAACTAAAATCCCCACCAGAGGTGAGGAATGTAGCTTTTGGTTTATTTTTAGTTATCTTTGAGACTACAGTATCTACCATAGACTGCACTACGTTAAGAGTAACCCGATTGGTTACATTGTAAGAGGCTTCAACTCTGTAGTAATTTAAAGCATTTAGACCAAAGTAGTCAAAGTTTCCATATAACCTAGCATACCTTAGGTTATCAGCTGATCTATACTGTTGTTTACTATCTAGACTGTTAACATAAGCAAATAGTTCTTGGTATAAGTCATTATTACTAGCTAACCACCATTTACTTCCGTTAATTCCTGAATAATTATCCATGAAATATCCTAAGTATTAGAAGACCAAAACATTAGTTCATCGTCTTCCTGTTTTTGTATTTGTTCATTTTCATGTTTAGATTCGTCTAAGTGCTTTTGTAGTTCCTCTACGTTAGCTAAACCCTCTACTAATCCTATGTCAGAAAGTTCGAACTCTAGCTCTTTTGACCTAAACGATTTTACTTTATTATTTTTACACCATATAATAAAGGACTTAACGTCATCAAGTTCATTTAACATGTCCTCTCCTATTGTTCATCCATTATATTATCTAATTCTTCCATATCCTGCTCATATAACTTCTCTAATTCAAAGGCATATGGATCTTTCTTACGTTCTTCACATTCTCTAGCTTCTCTCATTTCTAGCTCTTTCATGTAGGCATCTGATCCTTCTTTTGGTTGGGCTTTTGGCTTTTCAGATAGATAATGACGGCATTCCCTCCAAGCATACAGTACAGCGTCACAGATGTCAGAGTGATAAGTGTCTGAAATCTTTGGTCTTTCTGGATTACGAATTTTCGAATCCTTGTCCCACTGTACCAACATGCAATCCTCTTCAAATAAAGAACTCTTGAAGGCTTTAAATTTTTCAGTTCGTAAGTCATCGTTTAATAGCTCTATAAACTCTACCTTTCGGGTCTTGTCAGCAGCCTCGATATTAAGACCATGCCTCATTCGAAGCTCCTCTTGAATCTTTTTACCTAAGGCTCCTGCATCCATGACCATCCTGATAGGATTATATAAGTCCTTATATTCATTTATGACCGCAACCAGTTGACTAATGTTTTGTTTGTTTTTGACATGTTCATCCACCAAGTAGACTTTTTTGTGGTGCGTATTATAACCGATAACAGCGATAGCATCACTGTCATTGTAGCCAATATCAATACCAATGATATAGTTCCACTCGCCTTCAGTAGGGAGTTTATCGTAGATGTTTTTTGCTTTATTGAATTTAAATACAAGCGCATCTTTGTCTTCTACCCATTTTCCATATGTTTCTCTTATATAAGATGGATCGGATTCGTCGATTCCTCTTATGATTCTTTCTTCTTTTAGTATCTCTTCTAAGTCTAGGGCAGGTGGTAGGTGCATATGTGGATTATCAAATGCAGTCCAGTGATGTCCTTCCCAGTTTTTAGATTGAGAGTATTCAAAAAATATACCTGCCTTGACTGGACCTGGAGTTCCTGTAAGAAATAATTGTCCTCTTTTGTCCCTTAGGGCAGGTATTATAATATCGTTTATCAGTTCTTTGAGGTAAGATCTAAATGATTGGCACTCATCTATGTAGCACTTCATTAGTTTCCAACCTCTAAATTTTTCTATCTCTGTTCTATCTTTTGCTCCTGCTATGTAAATCTTAGACTTGTTAGGAAAAGTTATTGTTAGTCTAACATTGTCTGTTTTACATTCTAATTCAAACTCTTCTATAATCTTAACTAGGTCAGACCATATTATAGCTCTAGCCTGTTGCTGAGTTATAGTAATGTAAAGTAGGTTAACTTCTTCATTAGCCAATGCAGAGTCAATCATATCAGCA